ACACTTATACTCATGTATTTAATTTATAAAGGTAAAATATTTCCGAAATCCCCAGCCTCATCATCTTTAATGTCTTCAAACTCAGCCTCCGAATTAACCACAAAAGGATTATTTTCAACTGCTGTTTTTCTGCTCATTATTGCCCTGCCTCCGGTTGCTGTTACAAGCATATTGATTTGTTCCTGTAAATTACGTGGCATATAAAAAGTAAATTCAGGTTCAATCATAAATCCTGATACTTTTTCAAGTGAAGTTGAAATAAGTGTCATTCCCTTTTTCAACAGATTAATCCTGCGTTGCATCATTTCGCCAAAAATTTCCTGATGTTTCAGAGCTTTTAGCATTGCATCTAAAAACATTAACTCTAATGCAATCCCTGAAATATTAGCCCCTAATCCTTTCATTTGCTGAAAAGAAATGTCCGGTGTTTGTGTTACTGCAAAAATCAATTCCTGTAAAGTGTCTTTTTCAAGTTTAATGCTTTCAGGCGCTTGATCCCATGTTAGGTAATTAATCTCAGCATCCTGTTCAGCTGTTATCATTTTGCCTTGTTCCCCTTTTTCTGCAAAACCTGTAACTTTCCCTTTTACGACAATCATAGGTGAACCGAAATAATCATTCCTATCGGCAAAATTTGATATTAAAGTTTCAAACCTCTCAATCAAATCCTGTGCATCGTGCCACTCGGGTCTATCACGGTCATAATAAATCACAGGAATTTTTTCAAGTAAATTTTCTTTTCTGTCTATTTCTGTCCAGTTATCATCTTTCCGATAATAAATCAATTCCGTTTCCGTGAATAAATCAAAGTGTTCCTTTTTGCCCACCTTATACCCACGTCCAAATGCTTTTAATTTGTCAAATTCATCAAAAACAGGACAAAGCAGGTCTCCTCTTGATTTTGCCCAAACCTGAGTATTCATTTTGGCCTTTCCTGCGCCTGTCGGTAACCCCATGCCCTGCCAAAGTTCGCTGTCATCTTCAAACCACCAATATTCAGCGCATTCAGTTTCTGACATCCAAAGTCGGGCGATTTCCCTTGTCTTATAGTCAAGTTTATTGTCGTGCCAGGTCTTTTTTAGCATCTGTAACAAGATTTTTTCCTGATCCGTGTTCGGGTCTGCAATCAACCCCACCCCCTCACCAATTAAGAAACTCGCTGCCCTGTCAACTATTAATTTCTGGAACGGAACAGGCAACCTTGCAACCTCAACAAGACTTGTCCCGCTTTCTGTTTTGATGGGTTTGTCTTTGCGGATTTGTGGGTCTTTTACTTTGTGTTGCTGCGGGTCGTACTGCTTCAAATATTCTGATGTATCTTTTGATTTTCCTTTCAGAAAATTGATGACATCATTCGGTTTTTTTGTTAATAAATCTTCTATTGTTTCCATATTTGTTTAATAAAATATTCCCTGTAATTCATTAATTGGTGTTGTTTCTTTTGATTTTTCCGTTCCATAACGTACCGCATCAATTCCATGATTAAAACTATCAATCGGTTTGTTTGTCGGTTTTCCAAATTTATCAACCTCATATCTGTAATTACGAAATTCCCGAATCAAATTTACACTTCTTTTTGTTATAAAAATATCTTTGTTTTTCAGTCTTTCAATTCCTGCCCTAATGCTATCTGCTCCTTTTTGTGCTGAATGAATGTTGTAACCTGCCAAATAAATTTCATGTATGGTTTTCGGTTCAGCACTATCAGCAATTATTTTATCGTAGTTTTTCTTTAAACCTAAAGACTGAAGCCTTGCAATGATTTCACGATTTAACATTCCGGTTTGATAAATCAACTCATCTAAAAAAAATGCCGTTTCCGTTTCAATGATTTTTATTAATGTAGTTGGATCGTTTGTAAATCCGAAGTCCATTCCAAAAGTTTCTTTTCCGGTATCAGGCATTTTATCAACTTGTGCCCAGTTTTCAAAAACAAGCCCCTCATAAACTCCGTACTCACAATCAATATGAATACGCCTAAAATTCTCATCACGTTCTGCCCTCTTTTCAATTCTGCCTTTTTCAGTTTCCGGTAAAAATGGATTATCTAAATAGTTTGAAGTGATTACTGTTGTGTCATCGTAATTTTGCAACCAATCTTCCAACCAAAACTGAGAAGTCGGATTGAAGTCGGCAATTACATTTTCTGAACGCCTGGCTAATTCGTCCCAAACTTCCAGCTTCAGAGAATTTATTTCATTCCCGTAAAGCCAATCACGTCTTGCGCCTAATGCTTTATCAATTCTATCTGCTGAAAAAAATTCAATAATTGAACCTGTCGGCTGATATGTAAAAATTGACTTGCTGATATTCCAATTTTCAGCCCTCCATAAATTCAAAGGCTGTGCAAGTCCTTTTAAAATTCTAATAACTCCGATGTCTAAATGTGGCTTACTTTCTGAAACAACTGTGATAATTTGATTTTTTTGTGTCAGGCAAATATTGAATAAAAGAAAAATCATTGTGTCATAAGTTTTGCCTGAACCTGTGCCGCCCTTATGAATGATAACTTTTTTGCCTGAATTAAAAGCCCGTCTTGTACGAGTGAAAATTTTCCCTGTATGAACATCAATAGTTGCTGTACTCATTCTTTCTCGTGTTCGTTATCATCTGCCTCAATCACACGAATATTCAACGGCTCACCGCCAGAAGTATGATCAATATAATGCTGATTCAACATTCTGTGTTCATCAGGTGAAGCCATTAACCTGTACAGAGCTAATTGTAAAGTTGAGTTGTCAGATTTCTTCCAACGATTACGAAGCTCAATTTTTCCGTTAACTTTATTTTCGTTGAGCAAATCTCTTAATTCGTCTAATTCGTTGGAGGAGTCAGGAAAATATAAATAAAAAGTTGCTTTACTACATGGCAAAAGATCAATGATGTCTTGAACAAATAAAAGATTTTTTTCAACTATAAGTTTCTTAGAATCTTCAAATATTTGTTTTTTATTATAAAGCCCTGCCATTTTAAAATTTTCCTTTTATTATCATTTCCCCAAATGTAAATATTTTTTCAGATAAAAACAAAAGCTGGTGAAATTTTGGGAAAAAGTGGATTTGCAGAGATTTACAGAAAATAAAAGACTGTAAGACTTTCTGTAAGACTTTCTGTAAGTCCAAAATCGTTGACTATTAGGCAATTACTTCTTTATTTACAGATTTACATATTTTATTTAATATTATATATATACACGCACGCTCTATATAACCTTTGAGAATCGTTTTTTTTTTTTAAATCTGTAAGTTTCGCTGTAACCTTTTGAAGCTGATATAATTACGACTTACAGAAAACTTACAGATTGTTTTTTATCTGTAAAAAAATGGCATTTTCTGTAAGAAAAACGGTGTTTTTTAGTGAATTTTGGCTCTTTTTGAAGCAATTTCAATTAATTTTCCTTGATTTTTACCCGATTTTCACGAAAAAAGGCTGAAATTTTGCCAAAATCAGCCCTTTTTTACAGAAATTTACAGTTTTTTCACCGTTTTTACTTCAAAAAATCATGTTATTATGTTTAGTTGGTCGGTTTTTCAGCAAAAAACCCTTACATTTTGATAAAAAAATGAGTTGGAAAGTGAAAAAAACGGTCTTTTTCTTACATTTTCTGCCAAAAATATAGCATTTTTTCAAGGTCATTTTCGTGATAATAAACTTCAATTTTGATTAATTTTTTAGCATCCTTTCTCCATTTTTTGATTTTCTGGGAAAGCTCAACTTTGATTTTTTTGATAATTGCATTTTTGAATTTTGAGATGTTTTCGGGATTCTGGATCGGAAATTCTATTTCCCCATGATACCCCATATCTTCAAAAATATCGTCTTCAAATTTTGCACTGAAATGAAATAACATAATTTTGGGTTTTAAAAAAGTGAATATCCTGTTTC